TTAAGCGGAGCGGCGATATTGTCGCCACCATCAACCGGCGCATAGTTCTCCAGCGCACGGATCTCGTTGGTGGTGAGAATTCCGGTCGAGCGCGCTGCCGTGTAGACCGCGTACCTACCGGCCGTGTCCGTGCGCAGTAGCGCGTCAGCATTGAAAACGGCGGTCTGAGTGCGCGGCAACATGCATGACCAAGCATCCTCGAAACGGCCCAGCCACGCCGACAACGTGTAAGCCAGGAACCCTAGGCCCTGCTGCTCGATGCCCGTACCCCAAGAGGTTGTCTTGTCGACCTGGCCAAGCATGTGCGGCGGCACGCCGAACAACATGGCAATGTCGAGATTCTGCGCGGCACGCGTACCGAGGAACTGAGCATCTTCCGGCGTGACGCTGATTGGCTTCCACTTAGCACCGCCGGTGAGCACGCCGACCGTGTGAGAGTTCTTGAGACCAGCGTGCGAGGCAGAGAAATTCTCTTTGATGCCCCGCGCGCGTTCGATGTCTAGGTCAGCCTCGATCTCGACAACGCCAGTCATGTGCGCGCCTTCGCCGAAGAACCTCGCGCCGAATTCCTCCGCAGCGAGACCGAGCCCGATGGACTGCCGCGCGTACGAAATCACACTCATGCCGGTGGGCGACTCCGGAAGGCTCATGCCCCGGATATGCACAACGCTTTGAGCGTCAACCGGCTGGCGATCGATCTTGTACGCCCGCTGCCCCTCCGCGTCAAACTCGCAATCCACGCGGTCCGGGTGCAGCACGCGGAGCATGGTCGGCCGCCCGTAGGGGTCCCACCCGATCACCAGACAGTACGCGTTGCCCCGCAGCAATAGCGACACCATCAATTGCGCCAGCCCCTCACGGCGCGTAGGTCGAGCATTCGACGCTGCACGGCCAAACGGGTCGGCGATGATGCCGGGCGGAGGCTCGATGGTTTCCCGGATCTCACCCTTGGCACGCACCGCATCGAGCGGGAGCCCGCTTACCGCATCGCTGAGCAGCCGGACACACGCTGACACAGCCATAAGTTGCATAGCCGTCTCATCGTTCACCGGAACGCCAGACGCAGTGTAGCCAGCTAGCGAGCCATTCGACGGAATCGCCCACGGATCACCAGCACCGGACGGCGCATAGAAACGCTTCGCGGAGCCAGCCGCACGCTTAAGCATGCTCATTGTCGACCACCGCGCCAATCACCAGTAGGCCAACGCCAGCCAGCGCCAGACCGAGAATGGAACTCCACACCCAACCGGCGCCGACAAGTGCCCCGATACCTAGAACGTCGGCAATCTCGGCCACCGTGCGCCGATTGGGTCGCCTCATATTCGGTCCCTTACAGATCAGCCCAACTGAAGAATTGGGGTATGGGTTCGGCCTCCGGTTCCTGGCAAGCACGCTCCAGCGCCATGACAGCGGAAACGGCAAGGTCGATTTTGCGAGGCGAACCCTTAGCGTCCTTGGACAGCCGCGAGCCGCGAGAGTCCGTGCGAAGCACACAGTTCGACAGATGGCGCGCTAGACGCGGGTCGCCGGAGTGCTCGACAGTCTTATTGAGTACCGCCTCATAGAAACGCTGGGTTGCCGGGACCATGCGCGCGGGAGACTGCGGGAACTCCACAATCGGAAGCCCCTCGGCCTCCAAAATCTGATAGGTGCGAGCCCAGCGGAACGGGTCACAGACAATCTCCCTCACCTGCCAGCGTCGGCAGGCCTTACGGATTTCGTCCTCAACATCGAAAATCGGGACCGACCACTCATTGCCCGCGTCGGACGGTTTTTCCCACGCCGCCACGACGTCGACATACGGCTTGTCATCCTCGCCCTGTGGGCAAGAGACCACTACGAGCGCCGTCGAGTCGTTGTTGAATGACCCGTCGAACCCTAGGACCACCTCGGCGCCAGGGGCGATTTCCCCGGCGTCATTCGCGCACTCATCCCACGCTCCAGCGGGCAGCCAGGCTTGCGCCGTCGACACCCACTGATTCATACGCTTGGTGCGGTATTCCGCCTCCGGCGTTCGGAGAACCGACGAATGGAAATCCTCGGCCGAGACAATGTCGCCGAAGCCAGGGTTCGCCGCCGCCCACACTTCCGGATCCCGGTGGTCGGCGCCCTCCGGTGCTCCCCACCAAGCGAAATAGAACGCCGGGTCGTCAACCTCGCCCCGTACGATTTTCTCGCCGTATTGGTACATGCCGTAGCACAGCGAATCGCCGCCTGTGCTGTCGCTCTTCACGCCAGCGGTTGTGATGCCCACCATCATCGGTTCGACACGGGCACCGGACGCCAACGACATGACATCCCACAGTTCACGGGTCGGCTGCGCGTGGACCTCATCGGCAATCGTCAGGTGAGGGTTAAGCCCCTCCTTGGTGAACGCTTCCGCCGACAGCACGCGGTACACAGACCCCGTCGCCGGTAGCTCGATGGCATCCCGGTAGACGTTGAAAGAGTTCGCCATCTCCGGCGCCATCTCGATCATTTTCTTGGCAGTGCCGAAAACGATGCGCGCTTGTTCCTTGTCAGCGGCGATGGAATAGACCTCGCCACCTCGCGGACCAGAAACCAGACCATAAATGGCGATGGCCGCGCCGACTGCCGACTTGCCATTCTTACGGGGCATACCGATGAGCGCCTGACGGTGCCTGTAACGGCCGTCCGGGCGCCTCGCGAACAGTTGCCGCATGAGTTCCCGCTGCCAGTCCCGGAACACCAGCAGAGAGCCGCTGTCGCCGCCGACAGAGTCCTTGGTGATGCGGAGGAACGACTCAGCGAACCCAACGAAGCTGTCGCCGTCACCGCGCTCGATGTCCGCCGGAGGCACTGGCGTGAGCAGATAGGGAGCGCTCACCCGCGAGCCTCCCGGGCCTCGTACCACGCCAGGATCGCCGGGCCATCTTCCATGCGGAAGGCAGTCTCGTACACGGCCATTGCATCGGCGACGTCGGACCAGTCGATGCCCTTTACCGCGTCCAGCAGTGCCAGCGAGGGAGAGCGGCGAATGTGCGTCCAGTGCAGGAACCTGCGAAGCCAGCGCGGCATGGTTCCTCCAGTGGGTAAATTTACTCGCTACACCCCAGCCTTTTTGGCTAGGAAATCCTCGAATGCGTTTCGCGCCTTAACCTCCGCCAACCCCATACGGGTGCGGTCAGTCGGCGTGAGACCCAGCGCGCTGAATAGCTTGGCAATTTCCGTTTCGATCGTGGAAAGCATGCCGACCAGCGGATTGGGGTACGCGTACATTTTGTCCGTGAAGAGGACTAGCTCGCTTCGCGACAGCTGAGCTTTCATCGCCTCGCGCCGGTCGACCTTTTCGCATAGCAATTCGAGCGTTGGCTTATCGGTCTCGGCCAGCCAGGCAGCGCCGTCGACGATCCGGCGGAACATCTCAGCGCCAGCGGAACCGAGCTGCGCGGGCGCACTCTGCGTAACGGGCTGCACGGCGTGAACCGAGCCAGCATCGGGCAGAGGGCGCGCGCCAGGGTTGCCGAGTTTGCGCTTACGCTCCGCAGGCACCGGCGGACGACCAGCAGGCATGCGGCCACCCCCGATTTCTGCGTATTCATGCGCTTCCGGCGCGTAAAAGGACCAGACCCCGGGGGTCAGAATTTCGCAGCGATGCGCGGAGCCATGGGGGCCGGGTCCGGGAAGGATCATGCTCTGGAGATTTACCCCGCCCCCCTATGCATACATATGCAAGGCAGGTCGAGCGAGGATGCATGTCCATGCAGTCACAGCGAGGCAGGCCAGCAGCGCTAACGCTTACGCCCTGTCACGCTTGCGGCTATTGCAGCCGCGACACAACACGGTGAGGTTGGCACGGTCATGAGTGCCACCCTTGGCCAGCGGCACGACGTGATCCACAGTGAGATCCTTACTCGCGTGCGCCGGGACCCCGTGCCCCGGACACCAGTCACCATGCCTGCCTCGATGCTCTGCTACCACACTGCGTGCTACTGCCCTGTACCTACTGGTGTAGCCACGCTGGTGAGCACTGCCACGTACTGCATTGCGCTGGGCCATGTACTCAGCCTGATGTACATCACAGCGTGATGCGTTAGCAGTCAGCCGCCCACACTTAAGGCACGGTCGCCTAGCCACCCCTACCACCCAGGGGGCAGCAGGGAAGCCACAGGATCAGGAGCAGGCTCCGGCCTAGGCTCGGGCGTGCAATCGCAATTCGGCAGCGCATTAGACGCCGGACCACTACAGGCAGCGCCATGAACCAGCGAAGCAAGGTCAGCAGTAATAGCATGCGAACCGCACGCATAAACGGCCATGGTGCTTTGCGGATCCGGTTCGCCGGGAATTGCCTCTAGCTCAGCTTCGCTAGGGCGCCGTCGCCACTGGACCAGAGCAGACGATCCGCATGCTTCACAGGCAGCCATCAAGCCTCCGATCGTGGCGGGTAAATTTACTCGCTTGCTGGCACGGCTGGATTCGAACCAGCAACACCCGGATTAACAATCCGGCGCTCTACCGATTGAGCTACATGCCATGGCGACCCGCCCGGATTGCGTGCCGGACTTCCCCTTGACGGGGTGTGCTGCTTACACCAGCGGGAAGATTCTGCTTCGCACGCCCGGCATCGAACCGGAGCCATGACCTGAGTCCACCAACTCACGCGCGAAGCAAGATTTAGGGTTACTCGCCGCCCGCTCCGCTGGTGACTAGCCAGGGAGGTAGGGCCGGTTTCACCCAAGGTGCGCGGAGACTGAGGAGCCCCGGTCAAGGGGTCGTCTTTGCACCTACGCTGCCAACGCGGGTCTTGAACCCGACCACTCCAGTTTGCAGCCGGAGCGCGCTCCATACGCTGAGGGCATTATCGCGGGAGTCGCCTACTACGACCATGGCCTGCGCCACCCGAGCGGAGTAAGGGTTTCCGCAGGATCCGCCGTCGACGGCGCCGGAATCGAACCAGCAGTCTTCCGGCCCTTGCCGGACGCTCTACCCTTGAGCTATTCGCCGTTGCGTAAGAGCCACTGTCTTCCAGTGCCCGGGGAGTGCATGCCCCGCATATGTCTCACGCTCCGTGCCGCATCCAGGAATTGAACCAAGGACTTCCCCACACCCATGGGCCCATGGCGGGGGCGCTCTACCAGACTGAGCTAATGCGGCATGCGGCCAGCCTCGCTCAACCGTCGGGAGAGGGACGGGAGCAGGCTGGCCAGTCGAGGGGGTACACGGTCCGCCACAGGGTCGCTTGACCGATTGGGGTGCGCGGTATTCCCGCCTCACCCTTACTAGGTGTCGGACACACCCTCCGCGAGACGGATCACGCGGGAAAAGCAAGAGGTGCTACGTAACGGATTGGCAAAGGCTTGTCGGTACAGCGCAAGGGGTCCGCCGTGGCGGTAGTGGTGTTTCGGGGTCTGAGTTCTGTATTGCTGTTACGTACATAACCAAGTAACAGAGACCGGGGGCTCAACCGTCACGCGGTCGGCATTCCCGCTGGTCAGAGCGTTGCGCATCGCGCCGTTTCACCACCTGCCGTGACGGAGTTATCCACAGGCGCCTGTGGATAACTTTGTGGGCGCATGAGAAAGCCCCGGTATCCGTTGTGGTCACCGGGGCCTTGGTTAGGTTCACCTAAGTGGTGCGGGTCACATGTCCTCAAGGTATTCAGTCAGCGCGTAGTCCTCCCCGCCGCTGGCCCAACTGATCTCCAGCCGCTCCGCGTGCGCCTTGGTCGACACCACGACTGTCAGGCCTAGGTCCCCCAGTAGGCCCGTACGTACCCCCGGGTCGCTGTCCCACGCCTCCCCCAGCGTCCTGCCGGTCGGCTCCAGCACTTCCCGTACGTCAGGGTCATGCGCGGCCTTTAGAGCGGCGTACGCGGCCTCCAGCTCGGCCGCTTTCTCGTTGAGCGTGGCCAGCATGAGCGGACCGGCCGAAGCCATCTGTGTCGCGATGCGGTCCGCTTTCTCCTGTGCTTCCGCCATTGCCTCGCTCATGTCGTTGCCACCCTCCAGCCGCACGACGTATTCATCGACCAACCCGAAACGCTTCCTGAATTCAGCCTCGACCGCGCGGTCTACGTGCTCGGCAGTGATGGATACGTGGCCGGTCTTGCACCGGTAGCGGGCTACGCCATTGCGGAGCTTTCCGCCGTTCACTCGCCCGTCACAGACGGCGCAGAAAGCCAGGCCAGCGCACAGAGGGGCAGCCTTGCGCGGCGCACGGTCCTTGCCGGTCGCCAGCGCGTTCAGCCGCTCGCGTACGGCCTTGGCTTCCGCCGCTGTGATGATGGGCTCCGCGAAATGGACCGGCGTAATCCCGTCCTCCGCCACGATCAATTGGCCTTTGTGCTCGCGCTGTCCCCGGAGATTGGGGGACTTGAGCATGCGTCGCCACTGTCGCTCACCAATTCCGAGCATGCGCGATGTGCTGGCTACCGTGCCGTCGTCATCGTTGATGAGTGAGCGTACGGCGGCGCGAACTTGCTCTGCCTGCTCCTCATCAATGGCGAGATACGCCGCTCCGTCTCGCCGCTCAATTCGGTATCCGAATGGAGCATTGCCGGATATCCAGCGTCCTTGTGTGCGTCGGGTGGCGTGACCGTCGAGAATTCGGCCTTTAATCATTTCGCGTTCCCATTCGGCCAGTGCGGCGAGAACAACCGCGACCATGCGCCCGGTGGGAGTCGTCGTGTTCACGACATTGTCTGTGGTGGCCAAGCGCACATTGTGAGCCTCGCCCCACCCGACCAGCCGGAGGAATTCGCTCACGCTGCGGGCGTACCGGTCGAGTTTCCACGCAATGATCACGTTGGGCCGGTCGCGCATTAGCTGACGCATCCGCTGTCGGTCCTCCAGCGCCTTAGCGCCGGATACTCCGGAATCGACGTACTCTGTTATGTCGGCGTCGGCAAAACCGTTGGCCTTGAGCCAGGTAAGCGCTGCGGCGCGCTGGGTGTCGACGGAGGCCGATTCGGCGGTCTCGCGGCTGAGTCGGATGTAGATCGCTACTTGGGTGCGTCCGGTGGTGCCGGTGGAGGTTCTCATGTCCTCAAGGCTAGCCGCGTTCCCAGGAACGTGTCCACTCTTGAGGACATGCACCCCTAGCGGCCGTTCCACCCGTCCGGCGCCGGTACGAACTCACTGCGCCATGCGACGCGGCACCGGTACATCCATGACTCCGCGCCCGCTTGCGCTGTCCACTCCAGCGCCTCGCCTGCCAGCGTGCAGAACGCTCGCATGTGTCGGTCGAGGATGCCCCAACTACCCGTGCTCGGGACCCTGGTTACTGCGTATCTAGTGATCATGGCGGCAGCATAGCTCCCTCGCCCACCGGCCAAGGCAGGGACCAGCAGAAAGCCCCGACAGGCGAGGATGCCGATCGGGGCTTACGGTGGCGTGGCGGGTCCCGGGATGCTATGGACTTCCCGGGACCCGCTTGCCATGTGGAGCGCTCAGCTCGCCGCTAGGGGCTTGCCGATCCGGGCCAGCCGGTAGGCGCCGTACAGGGCTGCGCCGGTTTCGCAACCCTTGCCAGGGCTCTCAGCGCCGATGCAGATGGGGCACGGTTCCCCCGTCCCTTCCTTGGGGGTCACGTGACGCGTGTACGCCACCCACGTTGCCAGGTAGCCCGTGCTGGGCACCGTTGGCCCCGTTCCGGCACTCATGCCGCCACCCGCTTGCCGAGTAGCGAGGCGCAATACCCGCACCCCTTGAGTACGCCGGAATTCGACGCGGACTCATAGGAAGCGATCACTACGAGGGTTTCAGCCGGTCCACTGCACAGAATGCAGCGAGCCCACGATTCCGGGGAAACGATCTTCGCTTGCCCGTCACCCGTAGGCTCAAGGTCAAGCGACATTCGCAGCGCGCGAGCGCTGTCCGCTTGGGTCATTTTCGGTTGTCCTAACTGGACGTCAGGTCCGGTCCGTTACCGGACTAGTTGAATCAGGCTACTCCCCCAACACGTAGGTTGTACGCCCTACGACCACGGTTGATGCACCGTTCCTGATCTCTTGGGCGGCGCGTTCGAATTCCTCGGCGCGTTCCTTGTTCTCCCGTGCTACGCGCTCCCACATTGCGGCCCTGCCTTCCAGCTTGGCCAGCAGCTCCGCCGTGTCGCTGAAATTCTTGATCTTGGGCGGGCTGATTACGTCCATCTCGTCATCCATGCAGGTGAGCCTATCGGTCCGCCCATATCCGGACGGTGATGCCGGACGCTGCGCCCGTCCAAGAGCCTCCGGGGTGTGCCGTCGCGTTGGCGCCGTCCGTGCCCATGGCGTCCCTCAGCGGCCCCCAGAAGCGCCCGAGAACCTCCGCGAGCACCTCCGGGCCGTCGGGGGCGTAGCAGCGCGTCAGTGCCTCCGTGAGAGCCCGCGTGACTGCCTCGACGTCGGCAGCCTCTCCCCCACCCAGTTCGCACCCATGGATGCGCCATTGGTAGTGGATGGTCATGATGCAAACCTCCCGCCGTCGAGGCCGTACAGATCGGGCAAGGACCCCTCGTGCGGGACGTCCTCCTTATGGCGCACGTGTGGGCCCTGGTCCGGTGGCGCCATGTCGTCGGTGATCGGCTCCAGTCGGAGTGTGCTCACGTCCGT